TGGCGCGTCCAGCTTGGAAGTCGCTGAACGCGTCACCCATGTGATGCGGAAGACCCCGAATGAGCTCAAAAAGCTCCAAGCTTCGGGTTTTTACCGTGATGTAGACCTACCAGACCCCGTCAACTCGATGGATGAGGTAGAACAGAAGATTTCGGAGCAGCTCGGCTTCCGTGCTGAGACCGATGACCGGTACAAACTGCTAGAAATGCACGTGGACCTCGTGATTGAGGACGACGACTACCGCGACAAGGAAGAAAATAACCTTGAAATCGCACTTCCGTACGTCGTTACCATAGATAAAGAGACCGAAACGGTCCTATCCATTCGCCGTAACTGGAACCCAGATGACAAGAAAAAGCTTAAGCGCAACCACTTCGTACATTATTCGTATGTTCCGGGCTTTGGCTTCTATGCTTTTGGTCTTATTCACCTTATCGGTGCTTTTGCTAAGTCTGGTACCAGCCTTATTCGTCAGCTTGTCGATGCTGGTACTCTATCTAATCTACCGGGTGGATTTAAAACTAAAGGCTTGCGCGTCAAAGGTGACGACACGCCGATAAGTCCGGCTGAATGGCGCGATGTGGACGTAGCGTCGGGTACGATGCGTGATAATATCATGCCTTTGCCCTACAAGGAACCTTCACAGGTCCTTTATTCGCTTCTAGGCACCATAGTAGACGAGGGTCGTCGCTTCGCGGGTATGGCGGACATGAAGGTGTCTGACATGTCTGCACAGGCTCCTGTGGGTACCACACTGGCTATTCTCGAGCGTACGTTGAAGATGATGAGTGCCGTGCAGGCACGTGTCCACTATGCGATGAAGCGCGAGTTTCAGCTTCTTAAGGGCATTATCCGCGACTACACACCAGACTCGTACAGCTACGAGCCAGAAGAAGGTGGTCGTCGGGCTAAAAAGTCTGACTACGATAACGTCGATGTTATCCCTGTATCTGACCCCAACGCTGCCACTATGGCGCAGAAGATTGTGCAGTATCAGGCTGTCATCCAGTTGGCTCAAGGTGCTCCGCAGATTTATGACCTGCCGTACCTACACCGCCAGATGCTTGAGGTGTTGGGCATTAAGAACGCCCAGAAGCTCGTACCGCTTAAAGATGGTGACGACATGAAGCCACGTGACCCTGTGTCTGAAAACATGGACGTCATTAATGGTAAGCCGGTCAAGGCGTTCATTTACCAAGACCATGAAGCTCACATTGCTGTGCACATGGCTGCTATGCAAGACCCCAAGCTTATGCAGCTTATGGGCCAGAACCCTAACGCGCAGTCGATGCAAGCCTCTATGCAGGCTCATATAGCAGAACACCTTGCGTTCCAGTATCGCAAGCAGGTCGAAGAGCAAGCGGGCGTACCACTACCCCCACCTAACGCCGAGATGGACGAGAACACCGAGCTGGCTGTCTCCCGTCTGGCGGCGCAAGCAGCACAACAACTGCTACAGAAGAACCAAGCCGAAGCTCAGCAGCAGCAGAACCAGCAGATGGCCCAAGACCCCATCATCCAGATGCAGCAGCAAGAGCTTCAGATTAAGCAGGGTGAACTTGAGCTTAAGAAACAAAGGCTGATGATTGACGCTGCTGAAAAGAACGACCGCATCGAGCTTGAGCAGATGCGCATCGAGTCACAAGAAGAGATTGCTGGCCTAAATGTCGGCGCAAAACTTGCCACTTCCAAAGGTCAAATGGAAGCTAAGCAGGAAGCGGAAGGACTTCGCATGGGTATCGAATTGGCCCGTGAAGCCTTCCAACGTGAACAACCCGTTCCTAACCAAGCAACGCCCAAGGAGAATGAATGACACATGAGTTACTGACGTACCTGTCAAAAAAGATACAAGACGAGATTGACGTACTTAGCGTTGACCTCGCCCGTGGCACTGCAAAGGACCACGGGGAATATAAGTATGCCTGCGGGATTGTCCGTGGGCTTATGATTACAAACGGTTTCATTGCTGAAGCCGCACAAAGAATGGAACATGATGATGACTGAAGAGGACAATACTCTCCCGAACACCCCAGAGATTTTTCTGGCTTCGGACGTAAACAACATCGAGGACTCAACGGTCCTACCTGACACCGACGAGAAGAAAGCTAAGCAACTTCCTGACCCATCTGGATACCGCATTTTGTGTGCTATTCCTGAAGTCGAAGAGAAGACCGCTGGCGGTATCTTCAAGGCCGACTCTACCAAGCAGTATGAAGAACTCACCACTCCAGTGCTTATGGTGCTGAAGATAGGCCCTGACGCCTACAAAGACGAGAAACGCTTCCCGTCTGGCCCATGGTGCCAAGAAGGTGACTTTATTCTGACCCGCCCAATGGCAGGTAGCCGTGTGAAAATCCACGGTCGTGAGTTCCGCATCATCAACGACGACAGTGTAGAAGGTGTTGTTGAAGACCCACGGGGCATTTCCCGCGCTTAACGGACGTAACCCGTACAAAGGAGAACAGTATGAGTATGCAGAATGACGACGACTTCGACGATTTTTCGTACGAAGTCGAAAACGAAACCCCCGTTTCTGAGGCTGATAAGCCGGAAATCGAAATTGAAGATGATACTCCTGAAGCAGACCGTGGGCGTGAGCCTATGCCGAAGGAGCTTGTTGAAGAGTTAGAAGCTGATGAGCTTGAAGACTACTCCGACAAGGTAAAGACCCGTCTGAAACAGATGAAGAAGGTCTGGCACGACGAGCGTCGTGAAAAAGAACGCGAGATGCGCGAAAAGACGGAAGCTCTTTCTGTTGCACAACGTATTCTAGAAGAAAACCGCAAGTTAAAAAGCGCAATAGCACAGGGCGAACAGTCTTTGCTTGGTAGCTATAAGCAAACTGCGGAGTTTGAGGCAGCTGCAGCCAAACGTGAGTTCAAAGAAGCTTACGAGTCAGGCGATGCAGACCGTCTAGCAGACGCTCAAGAGAAGCTTGCAGCGGTCAATTACCGTATGCAGCAAATAAATAATTATCGTCCTACTTTACAGGAGGAAGATAACGAGGTAGAAATACCTCAACAGCAGTTGCAAGTTCCGCAACCTGACCAGAAAACTATGGCGTGGCAAGAGCGCAATACGTGGTATGGTACGGACCCGGAAATGACCGCAGCTGCTCTTGGGCTTCATCAGAGGCTCATAAATGAACGTGGCCCGCAGTTTGCAGGTACCGACGAATATTGGGGCGTTGTAGACAAAACTATGCGCCGTCGCTTCTCCGATTACTTCGGAGATGAAATGGATAATGGCGACACCAAACCTGCTGCACGCGAACAAAAAGCGTCGTCAGTCGTTGCTCCAGCCTCACGTACACGGTCCCCCAAAAAGATTGTGTTGAAACAGTCCCAACTGGTAATCGCTCGCAAACTGGGTTTAACCCCTGAGCAATATGCCCGTGAACTTATGAAGATGGAGAGATAAAATGACTGACATTATTGACGCCTTAGAAGGTAAAACGGGTTCGACTCGTGCCCCTCGTGAAACTCGTGCAGAAGCTGAACGTCCTAAAGTATGGCAACCGGCATCGACCCTGCCAGAACCGGACAAGCAAGCTGGTTATGCGTATCGTTGGATACGTGTAGCTTCGATGGGTAAGAATGACCCCAGCAACGTCTCGTCCAAACTACGGGAAGGTTGGGAGCCAGTAGCCATCGAGGAACAACCCCAGTTTCAAATGTTGGTGGACCCAGATAGCCGTTTCAAAAACAACATCGAAGTCGCAGGATTGTTGTTGTGCAAGGCACCAGAAGAACTGATGCGCCAGCGTAAAGAATATTTCGCTAGCAAAAACCAGTCTCAGATGGAGTCAGTGGATAATAACTTCATGCGTGAGAACGACGCTCGTATGCCACTCTTTAGGGAAAAACGGTCTACGACGTCATTTGGCAAAGGCAAATAGCTAAAGGAGCTATAATATGGCATACCCTTCTGTTACCAGCCCTTACGGGCTAATCCCAATCAACTTGATTGGCGGACAGGTTTTTGCTGGTGCTACTCGTCAACTTCCAATCGCGGTTAACTCTTCGACTGCCATTTTCTATGGTGACGTCGTTAAGTTGCTCGCAGGCGGTACTGTTGGCAAGGACACCGGTACAGACGCTGCAACCCCTGTCGGTGTTTTCCTCGGTTGCACCTACACGGACCCAACCTTTGGTCTGACATTCCGTCAGTACTACCCCGGCACCACAAACATCAGTGACATCACAGCATACGTTCAGGAAGACCCTGATGCGTTGTTCAAGGTCGCTGTATGCGCTGGTACCAACTCGAACACTGTAAGCTTCGTAACACAAGCTGCTGTTGGTTCGAACCTCAAGCTGGCAAACGGCGCAAACAACGTTGGTTCAACTTCGAACGGTAACTCTAAGGTCGGTGTAGACTCGACCGAAGGTACGACTTCGACGTGGCCTATCCGCGTTGTGGATGTTGTTCCTGAAACCGCTCTTGCAGGTAACCCCGGTTCTTACACCGAAGTTATCGTAAAGTGGAACCAAGGCACCCACAGCTACCTCAACCCAACCGGTCTGGCATAAGGAGACTGAACAATGGCAATTTCACGCGCACAACTTCTTAAAGAACTGTTGCCCGGACTGAACGCTTTGTTCGGCCTCGAGTATGCACGTTACGGCGAAGAGCACAAAGAAATCTACGAAACGGAAACTTCCGAACGTTCGTTCGAAGAAGAAACGAAGCTTTCTGGTTTCTCGGCTGCTCCAGTCAAGAACGAAGGTTCGGCCATCGCATACGACAACGGTCAAGAAGTCTTCACAGCTCGCTACAACCACGAAACGATTGCCCTCGGGTTCTCGCTCACGGAAGAAGCGATTGAAGATAACTTGTACGACTCGCTGTCGTCGCGTTACACGAAGGCATTGGCTCGCGCCATGGCCTACACCAAGCAAACTAAGGCTGCTGCAGTCCTGAACAACGGCTTCGACACCGACTATACCGGTGGCGACGGCCAACCATTGTTCTCGGCTTCGCACCCACTGGTTTCTGGTGGCACGAACTCGAACATCCCAAGCACTCCTGCTGATTTGAACGAAACGTCGCTTGAAGCGGCTGTAATTCAGATTGCAGCGTGGACGGATGAACGTGGCCTGCTCATCGCGGCGAAACCGCGTAAGCTCATCGTACCGCCAAGCCTGATGTTTGTTGCTACTCGCTTGCTCGAAACCGAACTCCGCGTTTCGACTGCAGACAACGACATCAACGCACTGAAGTCGAACGGCTCTATCCCAGAAGGTTACGCCGTAAACCACTTCTTGACCGACACGGATGCATGGTTCTTGACCACAGACGTGCCAAACGGTCTGAAGCACTTTGTTCGTACGCCAATGGCGACGGGCATGGACGGTGACTTCGATACTGGTAACGTACGTTACAAGGCTCGTGAGCGTTATTCGTTCGGCTGGTCAGACCCTCTGGGTATGTACGGCAGCGAAGGCGCAGCCTAATAAGTTTCCCCGAGAGCGTAGCTCAAGGGAACGGGGGGAAGGGAGGAGAGAAATCTCTTCCCTTCTTTTTTATATGTGCTATATCTACGCTACTAGGGAACATTATTCGTACCGACCGGCCCAGCGGACTTAGTAGAGACGGTACGGACGAGTGCTACTACACAGGAGAAAGTCATGGCTAATACCACATTTAACGGCCCAGTTCGTTCTGAGAACGGCTTCCAAACAATTTCAATCAACGCCACAACCGGCGCTGTAACCGTAACTGGTACATTCGGCGCAGCTACTTCGGTCACCACTTTGGCCGCCACAGGTAACATTACTGCTGACAGCGCTTCGGCTCTCGTCGCTGGCGGTGCTTCTGCGTTCCTCGCAACTACCGCTGCTGGCGGTATGGGCGTGTATGTCGGTTCGGGTGCCCCAACTGTTGCAGCCGCTAAGGGTTCAATCTACCTGCGCAGCGACGGTTCGTCTGCTTCGACACGTTTGTACGTTTCGGATGGCGGTACCACTTGGATTGCCGTAACTACTGCATCGTAATCGGTAACAACCTCTAAGAAGGAGAATACTGATGGGTATGCAATTTGATGTCAAATCCACTCATGCCGCCGATGACGGCCTTATGGTCGGGTACCGTACGCGTTTAAAAGGTGCGGTTATTTTTCCGTTCACCAACGCAACCGGTTATTCTACGTTTGTGAACGATGTGTCTATGTCGGGTACTTATGCTCGGTCCACTACAACGGCGACGATTACCGTAGCCAACCACGGGCTACGTACCGGTCAATGGGTCTACCTCGATTGGGACTTAACGGATAACCCGTATCAAGTCACTGTAACTGGTACCGACACGTTCACTGTAACTGTGACTAACAGCGGCGCGACCAGCGGTAACGTCACGGTGTGGGGTGAGGTATTAACGCAAGCAGACGCTTCGGACCAAACAGCCTATAGCGTAGTTATTCCCGGCGAAGGTATTTTGGCGGAAAACGGTATCCGGGTGTTCCTCGGTGCGAATATCCACTGCACCATTTTCTACGGGTGATATATGCAACAGGAACAGAGCTACGACTTAGCTGGTAAGAGCGTCTTCATCGCTCTTCCAGCGTACGACTTCAAGGTGTCCTTGAAGCTAGCTGTTTCTCTTGCTCGTTTTGCTCAGCAGGCTGCGCAGCACGGAATTGAACTTCACATCGGCAGTATATGCGGGTGTTCGGTTGTTTCTCGTGCGCGCAACCTGCTGGCGCAAGACTTGCTGGAGTCAAAGTGCGACTACCTAATGTTCATCGACTCGGATATTAACTTCGAGCCAGAAGATGTGTTCCGCCTTATGGCATGGGGCACCGACCCTAAGAAGGGCATTGTAGCTGCCGTGCCCCGTACGCGCAGCGAAACCAAAACTTACATCGCTACTCTCGACCACGACGAGAACAACCAGCTTTCCATGAACAACATGGGTCTGGTCCGTGCGAAGCGTGTAGCTACAGCATTTATGCTGGTACGCCGCGAAGTGTTTGAGCAAATGTCTGAAGCCCACCCAGAGTGGAGTTACTACGACACGCGGTCTGACCGCATGCTAAACGCTATGTTCGATTTCCTTGTTACCGACGAAGGCTATATCGGAGAGGACTTCCTCTTCTGCGACCGTGCACGGGAACTGGGCTTTGAAGTGTGGGTAGACCCCACAATCACACTGGGCCACATGGGCGTACAGGAATATGTCGGTAACTACGGTGAAGACATTCTCTACCCGATGATTGTCCCCGCACAGAAGGAAGCAGCATAATGAGCATCAAGAAACTCGCAAAAAGCGGTATGTTCGGTCTAGCCGGACTCGCTGCAACCAATCCGGGTATAACTAATAAAATCGCCCGAAACGGCGGTCTAGGTATCATGGGTATGCTGGCTGCTAAAAAGAAGAAAGCAGGAGCACCTGCTGTCGGTATGCGCGGTCGCCCTATGGTAGAAGACATCATGGTAGCTGAAGAAGCTCCTGCAGGCGCGCCGATGATGCGCAAGGGCGGCAAGGTCAAGAAGATGGCCAAGGGCGGCTCTGCCTCGAAGCGTGGTGATGGCTGCGCTACCAAGGGCAAAACCAAAGGGAAGTTCATCTAATGGCCAAGACACCCGCTTGGACACGCAAAGAAGGCAAAGCGAAGTCTGGCGGGCTGAACGCCAAGGGTCGTGCGTCTTACAACAAAGCCAATCCGGGCAAGCCCGGTCTCAAGGCACCGCAGCCTGAAGGTGGTCCGCGTAAGAAGTCATTCTGTGCGCGCATGTCTGGGATGAAGAAGAAGCTGACCAGCAAGAAAACCGCGAATGACCCCAACAGCCGCATCAACAAATCTCTTCGTGCGTGGAAGTGCTAACATGGAGATGATGATATGGAACATCGTACTGAGCGCAACCGTGGCGGTTATGGGTTTTTTGTTTAAGGGCAAGATTGACGAGTTGGACCGTCTCGGCATCCTGCTCAACAAAACCCGCGAAGAAGTCGCCCGCGACCACGTGACTCGCGCTGAGATGAACACGCTAGTTGATAGGTTAGGAGACCGGTTTGACCGGGCCTTTGAGCGCCTTGAAATCAAGGTCGATGAGATGAGGAAGGTATAGTTATGGCACGCAAGATGAAAAAGTTCTCAGCCGGTGGCGCACAAGGTCGTTACGACCGGCGTATGAAGGACATTGATAAAGACTTCGCAAAAGACTCAAAGGGCAAAAGCGGTAAGGCTCTTGAAGTGCTTGAAGCTAAGCGTGCTCAGCGCACTGCTGATGCCAAGGACGACCTAGCTAAGCGCACAGGCGCTGACCGCACTGCTACACGTGCCGCTGAACGCACCGCAGAAAGCAACCTGACCAAGACCCGCAAGTTTGGCGCACCAAAGGCGGCGACTGTTGAAGCTCCAACGTCTAAAGTACTGGACAGCCTACCAGCGCTAACCGCGCCTAAGTCAGGTATTAAACCAAAAACTACCCGTGAAGAGTTCAACGAAGCGTTCCGTGCAGCACGTAACGACCCAGCAGCTATGAAGCGCGGTAATTTTACTTTCAGGGGTACAACCTACACAACTAAGGTAGCTGGTGAAGGCCCTAAGCGCACAGTAACGGCAAACCCTACGAGCACAAATAAAGGTGCAACTACGCCTGCGGCTAAAACTCCTACGCCTGCGGCTAAAACCCCTACACCTGCGGCTAAAACTCCAAACATTACTACTGCTCTACTGACTGCTAAGGCAATCCGGGAAAAAGCCGAGAAGGACAAAGCGGCTAAGGAGAGAATGGCTAAGGCAGCTAAAGTAGCCGCAAACGTAAAAAGTTTTGGTTCCCGTAATGTACAGTCTGCGTACGGCGCGGCAAATATGGCCAAGGGTGGCTCAGTTAAAAAGGAAAAGACTATGAAATACGCTAAAGGTGGTTCTACACCCCCACAACCTACTCCTGCTGACCGCGCTCGTAGCAAGAAGCAGCTAGACTCGTTGAAGAAAGCCAAGACTACTCCTGCAGAAGGCAAGGTAGTTGGAAGCGCAAACCGTTCCGAAGGTCCGGGCTACAAGAAAGGTGGAAAAATGGCTACTAAGTTTGGCGCTGCAATGAAGAAGAAGTCGGCTGACACCAAGGGCCGTGCAATGATGAAGTTTGCCAAGGGCGGCTCCATCGACGGTTGCGCTGTTAAGGGCAAGACCAAGACTTCAATGGTCAAGATGAAAAACGGCGGCTCCTGCTAATGCGCGCTTGTCGGGGTATGGGGGCTATGAACCCAGCTAAGATGCCCAAGGCCACAGGTATGGCTAAGGGCGGCGAGGCGAAACTCGACATTTCGAAAGCCATTAAGAAGCCGGGTGCACTGCGCTCGGCTCTTGGTGCTAAGAAGGGCAAGCCAATACCAGCTGGTAAGCTTGCCAAGGCCGCTAAGGCTCCGGGTAAGCTAGGCCAACGTGCACGGTTTGCGCAGTTGCTGAAGGGCTTTAAGAAAAAGTAATGGCACGGTCGGACGAACCTAAATGGAAGCGCATCGTTGCCAGCGTAAAGGCTGGCACGAAGGGTGGAAACGCAGGTCAATGGTCCGCCCGTAAAGCCCAGCTTGCGACCCAGCGGTACAAGAAGTCCGGCGGCAGCTACAGCGGCCCGAAGACAGAAGCGCAGAAATCTTTGTCCAAATGGGGTAAGGAAGACTGGGGTACCAAGTCAGGCAAGCCGTCTACTCAAGGGCCGAAAGCTACGGGTGAGCGCTACTTACCCAAGAAAGCACGTGAGGCTTTGAGTTCTCAGGAATACTCTGCTACAAGCAAGGCGAAGCGCGAAGGCACTAAGGCGGGCAAGCAGTTCGTTAAGCAGCCGAAGGCCATAGCGAAGAAGGCGGCGAAATACCGATGACCACAAGCGGAACCAGTGCATTTAATCTCAACCTCAACGACCTAGTCGAAGAGGCTTTCGAGCGTTGCGGTGCAGAACTTCGCACGGGTTATGACTTGCGCACTGCGCGCCGCAGCCTCAATCTGCTCACTATTGAGTGGGCCAACCGTGGTATTAACCTGTGGACCATCGAGCAGGGTTCGATACCGTTGGTGCAAGGGCAGATTGTTTACGATTTACCCATCGACACCATTGATTTGCTTGAGCATGTCGTGCGTACCCAGACTGGGCAGCAGCAGACTGATATCACCATCAGCCGTATCAGCATCGACACATACTCGACCATCCCGAACAAGAACGCGCAGGGTCGGCCTATCCAAGTGTGGATTAACCGCCAGTCAGGCGCAGACTATCCGGTTACTGGCGTAGCCAACCCACAGATTAATGTGTGGCCCGCACCGGACCAGAACAACTTCTACACCTTTGTCTATTGGCGCTTGCGCCGTTTAGAGGATGCTGGCGATGGCACTACTACGCAAGATATACCGTTTAGGTTCCTCCCTTGTCTGGTGGCTGGTCTCGCGTATCACTTATCCCTGAAGGTGCCGGGCGCGCTTGAGCGTTCCATGAGCCTAAAAGCACAATACGAAGAACTCTGGCAGCAGGCTGCTGATGAGGACCGCGAGAAAGCGCCACTGCGCATCGCGCCTCGTCAGTATTTCCGGTGATACGTGCCTAACCGGTTCGCCTCTGGTAAATGGGCAATCGCCCAGTGCGACCGCTGTAACTTTCGTTATAAACTTAAGGAACTCAAGCGGCTCGTTATTAAGACCAAGAACGTCAATATTCTCGTGTGCCCCACATGCTGGGAACCGGACCAGCCGCAGCTCCAATTGGGTATGTATCCAGTAGATGACCCACAGGCTCTGCGCGACCCACGTCCAGATAACAGCTATTTCCAAGCGGGCCTGAACGTGAACAATAACCCCACTGATGGTAGCCGCGTAATTCAGTGGGGGTGGGACCCTGTAGGGTTAAATAATCCTTTGGGTTTATTTGGTCTTCCAAATACGCTATTAGGCAATGGTCAAGTAGGGACCGTAACAATCGAGACGGAGAATTAGTGATGGATAAGAAAGACATGAAGCAGGACAAAGCCACTGCAGCGAAGGCCGTGCACAAGCACGAGCGCGCAATGCACAAGGGCAAGCCTCTGACTAAGATGGCCAAGGGCGGCAAGACCAACGCACAAATGGGTGCAATGGGCCGTAACTTAGCCAAAATCGCCAACCAGAAGAAATCTTCGCGGAGTAAATAATATGGACTACAAACCCAAGACGGTGCCGATTGTGAAGAACAATAACGGCTACCCGAACAACGTAGCTAACACTCAGACTGTGAAGACTCGCGGTACGGGTGCAGCAACTAAGGGCACGCATAGCAGCAAGAAACTGGGCTAATGAACTACGCACAACTGTTCGAGACAATCAAGGGGTACGTCGAAAACGATTTCCCCAACACCTCATGGACCGGCTCTGACGGCTCCAGCACGGTGACTTTGACGTCTACCGAACAGATTAACACGTTCATCGAACAGGCTGAGCAGCGCATCTTTAACGCGGTGCAGCTGCTTGACTTGCGTAAGAACGTGACGGGTAATATGACGTCTGGCAATAAGTATCTGTCCGTGCCTTCAGACTGGCTGGCTAACTTCTCCATGGCGGTTATCGACGCGACCGGACGGTATGAGTATTTGCTCAACAAGGACGTCAGCTTTATCCGGCAGTCGTTTCCAAACCCAAGCACGACGGGTATACCCACGCACTACGCCTACTTTGACGAGAACTCGTACATCTTGGGGCCGACGCCAGACGCGAACTATGCAGTCGAACTGCATTACTTCTACTACCCAGAGTCCATCGTAACTGCTGGCACAAGCTGGTTGGGTGATAACTTCGACAGCGTGTTGCTCTACGGTGCGCTTATCGAAGCGTATATCTTTATGAAGGGCGAGCAGGACATCAATGCCGAGTATCAGAAACGGTACAACGACGCGTTGGGTATGCTCAAACAGCTTGGCGAAGGCAAGAACCGTCAAGATATGTACCGGACGCCACAAGCGCGGTATCCGGTCGCGTAGGAGGTATAGATGTTCGACCCCGTCTCAGGTAATGTTGGCAACGTCATGGTTATGACGACCGAAGGCCGTGGTTTCACGCCGGAAGAAGTTGCCGAGCGTGCGTTAGACAAGATTATCTATGTCGGTAGTGGTGCACACCCTGCTATCCGCGACCAAGCCGAAGCCTTCAAAGACAGCATCCGTGGGGTGCTTGTGCACTATATGCACGAGGCAGTGCGGTCCCACAACGTAACTCTGGTAAACAAATTTAAACAGGCGGGGTACCCAGAGTTAACCGCCATACTCGATACATAAGGAGGCTTTAAGATGCCGATTACCCAAGCAATGTGCACTAGTTTTAAGGCCGAGCTTATGCTGGCTGTACACGATTTCCGTGCAACTGGTGGCGATACTTTTAAACTCGCACTATACACTTCGTCCGCTTCGATTGACGCCAACACCACCGCATACACCGCGTCCAATGAGGCGACAGGTACAAACTACACCGCTGGTGGCGGTACGCTGGTCAATCTGGGCGTAGTCACGTCGAACAACTCGGCTTCAACAGGCACGGGCTTCACCGACTTCTCGGACCTTACCTTTGCTAACGCGTCCATCACGGCACGCGGCGCGCTTATCTACAATACGACACCTTCGGCTAACTCGAACGCGAACACCACGCTGACGAACGCTGCTGTTGCTACGCTAGATTTCGGTTCGGACAAAACCTCAACAGACGGTGACTTCACCATCATCTTCCCAACGGCTACCAACACAACCGCAATTATCCGTATCGTATAAGGAAGACCAATGCCTTTAGTCGTTGCTGACCGCGTACGCGAGACTACCACTACCACTGGTACGGGGACTATAACCCTTGCTGGGGCCATAACTGGCTACCAGTCTTTTAGTGCAATCGGCAACGGCAACACTACGTACTACACGATTAACGCTGGTAGTCAGTGGGAAGTCGGTATCGGTACATATCTCGGTGCTGGCCCTACGCTCTCACGTGATACTGTGCTTGAGTCCAGCAATAGTGGTTCGCTTGTAGATTTTGCTGCGGGCACCAAGGACGTCTTCGTTACCTATCCGGCTGAGAAGTCTATCTCGGACGGCTACGGGCTTCTTCCTGTGGCTAACGGTGGCACTGGCGCAACGACACTCGGCGCGAACGGCGTCCTGCTCGGTAACGGCACTTCGGCTATCTCTGCCACCGCTGTCGGCTCTACGGGTCAGGTGCTTGTGGGCAATACTGGCGGCGCTCCCTCATGGGCAACGCTTTCAGGTATCGGCGTAACGTCGTTCAGCGCAGGCACAACGGGCCTCACACCATCGTCAGCCACGACTGGCGCAATCACGCTTGCTGGCACTCTGGCTGTAGCTAATGGCGGCACAGGCGCAACGTCACTCACCTCTGGCTATCTGGTCAAGGGCAACGGCACATCTGCCGCCAGCGCGTCTGTGGTGTACGATGACGGCACGAACGTCGGGGTTGGTACGGCTACGCCGGGTGCGAAGCTGGATGTGACCGGAAATGTCCGCGTGCGTTATTCCTCTGCTGGAAATGCAAGCCTTGTTACGAATAACACCTCGACCGCTTCTGGTTCGACGTCGCAGATTATTGCGACAAATGACGCATCTCGCTCCCTGCGCATCCAGTACTCTTCTAGCGGAGGTATTGGTGGCTCGCAGCTTACAGGCGGCTTCAGCGGCGAAACAGCGCAGATTTTTACCGATGGCAACTACCCGATTTCAATCGGGACAAACACGACTGCGCGCCTAAATATTGATACCAGCGGCAACGTCGGGATTGGTACGGCTACGCCAAATGCGCGTTTGGCGTTGGCTGGCGCAACGGGGTCCACCAACGGGATTACGCTGGCAGCAAGTGGCTGGGCGTATTTCGGACGCATAGGCATGAACGGTACGTCCGGCGGCGAGCAATACTGGACGGCCAACTACAGCTTTGCAACCAGCGCCGTGGACAGCGCGGGTGAGTTTTCTACATACATCCAAAACTCCGCTGGGCAGGGCATCGTTGCCTTCGGCACTTCGTCTGCGGTCAATACCGCGCCCACAGAGCGGATGCGCATCAACGCTGCGGGCAACGTCGGGATTGGTACGGCTTCACCGACATTCCCACTATGCGTGTCTGCCAATAGCGGAACTGACCAAGCCTTCATGAGCGGCATTGTTGGCGGTGCTTATTTTGGAGCAGTCGGCGCTAAACCTATTGTCTTCCAAAATAACGACACCGAAAAGATGCGCATCGACAGCAGCGGCAACGTCGGGATTGGTACGGCGTCGCCGGGGAACAAACTGGCTGTTGCTGGTGGACAAATCAATACGGTTGCGGATGAAGCCTATGGCATCGCGCTTAACGCCACAACTGGCAACGTGCGTGTCATTCCTTACGCGGCGGCGTATACCGGCAGCGTCCTTGTTTCATATTCGGCTGGATATGCAGGGTACGGGCCTTTTACTATAGACGCCGCAAACATACGGTTTTGGACTAACGGCAATGAACGCGCCCGCATCGACGGCAGCGGCAACTTGTTTGTTGGAGCGACGAGCGGCAATGGTCGCCTTACTGTTCGCGGTGCTGGGACTACAGGGTCAACCTATTCGTTTGAGGCGGCTACCTCTGGCGGGGCCACCCGTTTCATTGTCGCGGATAACGGCCAATCGGATTTCTACAATTCAAGCAACGGACTGAGTGCTCGCTTCTCTAGCGACGGTCGCTTCTTTATCGGAGCCACAACTGGCGTCGGCAATGACCAGATGCTTGTCGCTTTCAATAGCAGCGGTAGCATCACTCAGGCTATCAACATGCGCGACAACAACGCATCCGGTAACGGCAATAGCTTCATTGTGCTTCGTCGTTCTGACGATACTTACCTTGGGGCGATTGGCCGTTCTGGAACTGACAGCGCCATGTTTGTGGAGGGTAATTCCTATCTGACTTTGCGTACTGGCGGCACAGAACGTATGCGCATCGACAGCAGCGGCAACGTCGTTATCGGTAACACTGCCGCGCCATACGTCACAAGTGGGCGCACCGTATTCGGCGTCAATGGCACTAGCTCCACGATAATGGCGCTTCAGACGGCGGGTTCAAACCGTGGGTATTTGTATGCAGACGGCTCGTTAGTTGCCCTTGAAACTGAAGCTGGCGTATCTCTCAGGCTTTGCACTATTACCTCACAGCCCGTAACATTTTTCACTAACAACACTGAACGTGGTCGTTTCGATGCCAGCGGTAACTTCAACCTTGGTACAACAGCGGGATTGGCTCGCCTTCGGGTGTCGGCGGCTGCTTCGATAAACGCTCCCGTATTGGGCGACGTCACCAACTACCCCGCGTTCTTTTCAAATGCGGACCCACTTTACGGCCTTGGGATTGGTACTAACGGTGGGGACGGACACGTTTGGCTTCAAGCCCAGCGTAGCGACAGCGCAACAGCATACAACCTTACCCTTCAAGAAGCTGGCGGTAACGTCGGGATTGGCACGGCCTCGCCAGCAGAACGGTTATCCGTCGCTGGAAACCTTCGCGTAGGTACATCTTCTGAGACAAACACTTACAACATAAACATCGTAGCTAGGTCGCCCGCTGGCGGCACCGTCGATTGGGACTTTAAGACTAACGACGCAACCTACGGTGCGCGGACGCCTATGACCGTCACCGCTGCTGGTAATATAGGGATTGGTACGACTGCACCAACCGATAAGCTAGAAGTAAACGGCGGCGCTGCTTCGACGTACCTTAAAGTTGTAGGCCAGAGTTCAACAGCTTATTTCGGTCAGGACACGGTTGGCCTAGCGGTCTATCAAGCCGCCAATAAGCCAATCTACTTTGTTACCAACAACGCAGAACGCGCCCGCATCGACAGCAGCGGTAACTTGCTGGTGGGGACGACGACTGCGCCTGTATCTGGTGTATCAGGAGTGCAACTTGCTCCTCTTTTTGTCAGGATAGGCGCGTCCAGTACAGCTAATACGGGTTTGCTTTCGTTTAACAATCCCAACGGCGAAGTTGGTCTTGTCACAGTATCCGGAACCGCCACCGCCTACAACACTTCGTCGGATTACCGCCTCAAGGAAATCGATGGGCCTGTTGCCAACAGCGGCGCATACATCGATGCGCTCAAGCCGGTGCAAGGTAGCTGGAAGGCAGACGGCAGTCGCTTCATCGGTCTGCTGGCGCACGAAGTTCAGGAAGTCTCCGAAACGCCAATCGCTACAGGCGAGAAGGACGGAGAGAAAATGCAGGCGATGGACTATTCTGCACCTGAACTCATCGCCAACCTCATTGCAGAAATTCAATCACTCCGCGCCCGCGTGGCTCAACTAGAAGGAAACTAAAATGACCATTACGAACACTTGGGCCGTCGTGCAGATGGACGCATACCCTGAAGAAGATGGCGAAACCGATGTGGTCTTCAACGTCCACTGGACGCTCACTGGCACGGACGGCACATACGTAGGTAGCGTGTATGGCTCACAGGGCGTAGCTATCGACCCCGACGCTCCGTTCACACCGTATGCAGACCTCACCGAAGCGCAGGTCATCGGCTGGGTGCAAGCCGCCCTTGGCGAAGAGCAAGTTGCAAGCTATGAAGCGAATGTGGCGCAGCAGATTGCAGACCAAATCAATCCTCCTGTTGTCACGCCCCCGTTACCATGGAGTGAATAATGGATATCAAGCTTACCCTAAACATCGAAGAAGTTAACGCCGTCCTTCAGACGCTCGGCAATCTGCCCACGTCTTCCGGCGCATGGCCTCTCGTAGTAAAAATCAAGCAGCAAGCCGAAGCGCAAGTGCCAGCAGCGGCTCAAGAAACTGTAGGCGAGCAAGACTAATGTGGCGCTTCGCATCCCTTATCGTGGCTTCGCTGCTACTTTTGGGGTGCGAAGACCGCTACCGCTATGATTGTCAAGACCCAGCAAATTGGGAAGATGAACTCTGCAAGAAGCCTCGGTGTATCGCTATGGGTTATTGCACTGAGTGGTTGATAAATACAGGTGAAGAAGAACATGAAGCCCACTAGCGAATGGACGCCGGAGGAATTGCTGCGGTTCATCGTCGGCATCGTGCTGTCGCTGACGCTCACGTTTATTGTAGCTACAGTGTTATACTCACTGGTGTTTGTGTCGCAGCCGATGGAGGGGCAGTCCCCGAATGACGCTGAGTTTTTTAAGCTTATTAACCCGATAGCTACGTTTATCGTAGGTGCATTGGCAGGACTTATGGCCGGGCAGGGCAGCGGTGCTATGCAAAAGAAAAAGAAGGATAAAGAAGATGAGCTTCCTTAATAGTTTTGAAAGTAAGAGCGATGGTGTCAATGACACCGTTGAGTTTGTCGTGCGCGTGGCAATCGTTACGCTGTCTGCAGTTATCCTTGTGGTTGTGTTGACACTGGCCGTAGGTCTGTTTGCCCCTAATGAAGTTCTGGATAGCACTGCCATTCTTGAGATGATTAATCCTGCCTTCCAGACAATCATCGGTGCTTTCGTCGGCCTGCTTGGCGGTTTGAGCCTCAACGCTAATGCACGGGACAAAGAGCCTGCGCCAGAGCCAGAAGCGCCAGAACCAGAAGCACCACTAGGCGTGACCACACCTGCTTTCGTACCTTACAGCGACCCGAACGGCACAGTCTTTATCGACGAACCTGAAGTAGACGAAGATGACGATATGGAGCCTTGGGAAAAGTATCGCAACGACCTGCGTTATGACGCAAACGGCGACGGCGTAGTTGATGAAAATGATTTCCCTGATTGGCGGAGTGCTGGCAAATGAGCCTTATAAATCTACAAAGTAAATGCGGATGCCATCCAGATGGTGCGTTCGGACCGGGGACATTGAAATCCGCCTGCGCTCACTTCAAGCTGAACAAGAACCGCGCTGCGCATTTCTTTGCTCAAACGGCACATGAGTCGGGCAACTTCAAAGCGTTCAGCGAGAACCTGAACTACAGTGCCAAGGGCTTGCGCGGCATATTCGGTAAGTACTTTCCAACCGACGCGCTGGCTCGTGCCTACGAGCGTAAGCCAGAGAAGATTGCCAACCGCGTCTATGCAAATCGCATGGGTAATGGTGACGAAGCATCTGGCGACGGATGGAAATTTCGGGGCAGGGGTGCCCTCCAACTCACTGGAAAATCTAACTATTTTGAGTTTTCTAAGTACATCGGACGCCCCGAAGTGATGGACAACCCAGACCTTGTCGCCACAGAACTCGCCTTTGAAAGTGCTCTATGGTTCTTCGACCGGAACAAACTGTGGGGCATCTGTGACCAAGGCGTAAACGACGCCTCAATACTTGCACTGACAAAACGCATCAATGGTGGTACACACGGCCTCGACGACCGCAAACTCAAGACCAAGAAGTACGCTGCTTGGTTGTAAGGAGAATGACGATGGATTGGAAAAGTAAGCTACAACGTAAAGGCGAAGAAACCGCAGGCAAGATATTGCCTATGGAAGATGTAGCATCACCACGTTTCGGGATAAAGGCACGTATAGCTGCTGCACTTGCAGGTATCGCCACGGTTCTAACATTAATCTCACAATATCTGGGTAGCTAAAATCAACCCAAGCCCTTAATTTTAGGAAGGAGGGAGACTAAATAATGTTCGGTTTCTCTCCTTTCGCAGGGTCAGCATTTTCCGATATCAAAGAAACTAACCGGGTAGTCGTAGAGCTAGTCGGGTTTGAGCTTGACGTCATCGACGATGGCGTGGGCGTTGCTGCGGGCGGCAGTATATCCGTAGACCCTAATGACGTAGATGGTGTCGGTGAAATCGGCACGGTTGAAGTCAGGACTATCTTTAAGGTATTCCCGACAGGCGTAGAGGCTACAGCCTCCGTTGGTTCCGTACTTGTCCGTGCAGCGTCTACCACAGCACTTACCTCTGTATCCGCTCAAGCTCTTCTAGGCACCGTCTTTGCATCCGCAGACGCAAACGTATCAGTTTCCGGCTTAACTGCGTCAGGTGCAATCGGTTCGGTTACTACTTCATCCAAGGCCGTTGTTGCGGTTACAGGCGTCGAAGCCTCCGCACTACTTAACTCCGTCGTCGTACGCATACCGAAAGTTGTGCCGGTCACGGGTGTAGAAGCTACCGGTCAGATAGGAACCACTAGCGTAGTAGCCAGTTGTAAAGTATTCCTCGTTGGTGTACAAGCTGCTGCAGTAGTCACAACTCCGTTAGTGTGGGGCATTATTAATGACAACCAAACACCAAACTGGACGCCGGTTAATGATACCCAAACGGATAACTGGACACAGGTCAACGACGGAAACACAGTAATCTGGGCCCAGATACCGACGTAAGGAACGAAGATGGCAAGTACCTACAGCAACCTTAAAATCCAGTTGATGGCCACGGGTGAGAACAGCACCACATGGGGTAACGTCACCAACATCAACTTAGGCACTGCGCTCGAGGAGGCCATTGTTGGCTCTGCCGACGTTACGTTTTCCAGTGCCAACGTCACACTTACACTAACAGATACTAACACTACGCAAGCTGCGCGCAATATGCGCTTGCGCTGCACCGGCACGACAGGCGGCTCGACCCGCAACCTCGTGGTCCCCAGCATTGAGAAGCCTTACATTGTGCAGAACGACTGCGCGGATAGCATTGTCGTAAAAACAGCTGCGGGTACAGGCATAACGGTTCCAGCAGGTAAGACCATGTGGGTCTACAGCGATGCCACTAACGTAGTGGATGCAACTTCTCACCTCACGTCGCTTACGCTTGGCACAGCGCTTCCGGTTCTCTCAGGCGGCACAGGCTCCAACACTGCTTCGGGTGCACGGACTAACCTTGGTCTTGGCACAATCTCCACGCAGAACTCAAACGCCGTCACCATCACTGGCGGCTCAATTACAGGCATTACTGACCTAGCTGTTGCTGATGGCGGTACAGGTGCTTCTGACGCTGCGGGTGCGCGGACTAACTTTGGTCTCGGTTCTCTTGCTGTACTATCATCTATTAACAACTCTAACTGGTCTGGCACTGCTCTGGCGGTAGCCAATGGCGGCACAGGCGCAACCGATGCGGCGACTGCTCGGTCTAATCTTGGCGCGGGCACAGGTAATGGTTCGGTTACTAGCGTAGCGGGTACAGGCACGGTCAACGGCCTCACGCTCACCGGCACAGTCACTACATCTGGCTCACTCACTCTTGGCGGCACACTTTCGGGTGTCAGCCTTACGACGCAAGTCACAGGCACTCTACCTATCGCCAATGGCGGTACGAACGCTACATCCGCTGCCCAAGCACTTACTAACCTCGGTGCATATCCTGCGTCCAACCCAAGTGGTTACACCAGCAATGCTGGTACTGTTACGTCGGTAGGCGGCACTGGCTCAGTCAACGGCATTACACTTAGCGGTAGCGTTACTAGCTCAGGTAATCTCACTCTTGGCGGCACGCTCTCCGGTGTTAGCCTAGCAACACAAATCACAGGTACTCTTGCAATCGGCAATGGTGGTACTGGTGCTACTACAGCAGCAAACGCACGCACTGCGCTTGATGTTCCTTCCACTGGTGGTTCCGGGGCTACGGGCACTTGGGGTATCAACATCAGCGGCAACGCAGCAACAGCTACAAGTGCAACATCGGCTACAACAGCTACCAATGCGACGAACGCTACCAATGCGACGAACGCTACCAATGCCACGAACGCGGCTAATCTCGTGGCGGCAAACTTCTCGGTTGTGCAGTCGGGCACCAACCTGCTCTTCCAGTACAACGGCACCACTATTGCCGTGCTAGACAGCACTGGTAACTTCACCGGCAAGAACAACGTCACAGCCTACGGGAGCATCTAATGCCTCTTCCATCTAGTGGACCGCTATCGCTATCCGACATCCAAGGTGAGTTTGGTGGTAGCAACCCCATATCACTAAGTGAGTATTATGCTGGTGGTAGCTTTGTCCCTGCTGGGACAACGGGTACTTATGGTGCTGTGCCTTCATCTGGTGCAATCAGCATCCGAAACTTTTACGGTACGACTGCGGTCGTCATAGAGTTTACCGGCCAGTCCCTTATAGACATCGCAGTAGTGCCAGATAGCGCACTTGTTGGGTATCAGATTAACAGTAACGGTCGTGTGTATTCAATAGAAACTTCGTCGTTTATAACCAATGAGTTGGAGCAGTGGGCGACACCCACAAGCGTTGCTAATCAGTACGAAGTATACGCCACGCTCTTGGGGGGAACGCTCTTTCCGGGCAGCGGTATCGTAGACACTTGGCTGTCGTTAGGCACCACCCGTGACTGGTACATAGAGCAGATATCTTCTGGTAGTAAATTCACGACCCTTGAATTTCAAGTACGTAAAATAGGCACCACTACAGTCCTTGGTACTTGGGTAGTTGAACTAGAAGCACTGCGGAGCGCGTAATGCCATTCATCAAACTCCAGTTTAAGCCTGGTGTAAACCGCGACCAGACTAACTACTCTGGCGAGGGCGGCTGGTATGAGTGCGACAAGATTAGGTTCCGGTCGGGCTACCCCCAGAAACTGGGTGGGTGGGAGAAGGGTTCGTCGATATCATTTATCGGCGTATGCCGCCAGCTATGGAGCTGGATTACTTCTTACAGCGATAATCTGCTTGCTGTGGGCACGAACGAGAAGCTGTACATAGAGGCCGGTGGTAACTTCTTTGATATCACGCCGCTACGCAGTGTTGACCCTACGTTGGATACACCGGATACCAACAATAGCGTGAATGTAGTAAACGGTTCCCGTACAGTTACCATAAACCTAGCGGTCGCCCACGGTGCTACTTCAGATAGCTACGTAGAGATAAGCGGTATTTCTGGCCCTGTGGGCGGCATCCCCTCGTCGCAGCTCAACGGCAACTATAAAATCACGGTCATAGACACCGACTCTTTTTCCTACGAAGTAGCTACCGCTGCCACCTCAACGGTGAGCAACACGGGTGGCACTGCAATCATTATAGGTTTCGAGATTGAACCCGGTAACGCTATAACAACTGCCGGATACGGCTGGGGTGTAGGTACTTGGGGACGGGATGCATGGGGTCTTGGTACAACCGCTACTCCGGTATTTCTCCCACAGCGCGACTGGTGGTTCGATAACTTCGATAACG